AAGTGAATAAGGGCCTACTCTTTGATCACCTCTACCTTGTTCCTCTGGTGCATAAACTTTTTCATATGCTTTTTCTTCACCAGTTATAGGATCAATAAAAGTATAGCCTGGTCTTTGTTTTTGTAATTCTAAATAACTCATATTATATCCAGGAGAATATATATCAGTTGGTCCTTGATCAAATGCGCCACCAAAATATGTAAGTGCTGCTAGGGAACCACCAACTTTCATTGGATCATATTTTCCTGTTTCTTTATTTTTTAAAATATCTAAGATGCTACCACCTCCAGTTTTTTCCATGGCTCTAGCTCTATTCATGTCCGAAGCAAAAATTGCATCACCAGATTGATTCATTTCAGGATATGAAGTATTTGCAAATCTAGACATTCCTGGTAATGAAGATACTCCTGGTAAGTTAGCAAATGTTGGAACAAAATTTGCTGATGCTGGATTGCCAAATCCTGCAGCTTTAGCAAAGCCTCCTGCTTGACCTAAATTATATCCAGTAAAAGCACCTGCTGCAGTATTTAGTAATCTGTTCAGACCACCAATACCTTGGTCTCTAGAATCTCTGTAACCTCTGAATCCTCCGTATGCTGCTAATGCGTAGGGTAATAGTTGTAGCATTATATAAAATTCTCCTATTTAAGATCTTAAATATGAAATAATACCATTTTACTTGGTTGATATCAACTCATCGTAGAACTTGCCTTGGTACTGATGTTCTCCGATATGAACTATGGCATCGTTGACATATGCATAACACTTACCCCCTAAGTCTCTCCATAGCTTACAAAAGGCAAAATCCTCACCATTGTAAGTTTTCTCTTTAGGATCATGTAAGGTGTCAAAAAAGTTCCACATATTAGGTTTGTTAACATACTTTCCATTTATAACAGTCTTTTGAACTATTTCTTTATCAGGATATCTCTCAATCATTTTCTCTATAACTTCTCTCTTAATAAGCATACATCCTGTTGGTGAATCCGTAACCTCCATAACACCTTTCTCAAGCTTAATGTTATTAGGATCAGGAACTTTCATAGGGTAAGTGTGCAAAGCTCTTCTAATGTCATCAGGTGATTTTATCCTACCTTCTTGCATTTTAGTAAAAGCTTTTTCCCACATCAAAGTCTTAAGTGGATATGGCACAGAAATAATATGCTTGTCTGCTTTTAACATGGCAAATATAGACTTACCTTGAAAATATATGTCGGAATCAATAAACAATAAATGAGTTGCTTTTGATTCAAGAAATCCTGCTACAGATAAGTTTCTACCTTGTGTTACCAAAGATGATTTTATTAAATGAAAAGATACTTTAAGTTTTTTCTTAAAACACTCTTGTTGAAATTCTATTAGAGCTTGAGTGTAATGAATAGAAACCTCACTGTGAACAGGTGTTGCTACAAACACCTCAATATTTTTATACAGATCTTTACTTTCTTTCCATAAGGGTTCTGTTGCTTTTTCATAATCAGATTGAGTTTCTATACTTACTTCTTGTAATGTTTGATATGTATCTTCGTTAATGTATTTACTGCTTGACACTTAAAGCTCCTTTCAAAAAGTTTTCCCATTCTATAGCTTTTTTATCCCAACTATAAAATTTTTTATAATATTTTTGTTGCTCTTCTAAATGATTTTGAATTGCATCTGTATGAAGATAACCTGCTGCAACATCTATGGCCCCTGCCGTTGCTGCCGCCAATAATTCTAGATCTTTTGTATAGTTAATATATACAGGCCATTCAGCACAAGTTTCAGGTAAAGCCCCAAAGTTTGTTGTAATAACATGAAGACCAGCAGCAAGTGCTTCTAAAGCTGAGGCACAAAAGGTTTCTTCAAATATAGATGGATAGACAAACAGATCATAATCTGTCATGTGTTCTAGTATATATTCATTTGGCTTGTAACCAATGTAATTTACATTTGGTAATTGTTTGGCTTGATTAAATAATCTTTCTGTATCTTTGTTTGCTTTATCAGCAAACTCTTTACCATAAACTTCATTAGAGCTATATACATCTAAAGTTACATTTTTATTTTGAACATATTGCATTGCAAGTAATAAAACATTTAAACCTCTCCAAGGCGTGCAATGATGCATAATTCTAATTGGTTCACCTTTTTTGTATATTTTTCTTTTTGGAAAATAATGTGCACCATTTTTAATTACTATAGATTTATCCTCTGGTATTTGAAAAAAATATCTAAATTTTTCATAGCACCAATGTGAATTAAAAACATACCAATCATATTCGTGGTGTCTATCTTTGTTTCTAAAAAAACCCTGAAGATTTGGTTGATCCCAAGAATTTTTTTGCCAAAGTATATTTATCTTACTAGGATCCAGTGGCACTTTTCCTGGAATAGATGTGCATATTTGAAATTTATTTAATAAATCTTTAGATACATACTTTTCAAGCAACTCATGTTGTAATTCAGTTGCACCTCTAGGTTTCATTATTTTTTGGTTTTTGCACCAATATTACCAGCTCTTGTTACTTTAATTTGTAAATCTTGTCTAAAATCATCAGCAGTAGTATCAGTATTGGGATCAGCAACATCAGCATCAAAATCAGCTTTACTATCATAAACCTTTCCTGTTCTTTTGTGTTTGATAATTTCAATCGCCTCTGCAGGTATTTTTGGTAAATCACTCATTGTTTGCGTCCTTGTCTATTATATTTTTTATTATGTTGCAACTTTTTTTTCTTGTTTAAATTTTTTGTATGTCTCCTTGGTCTCTTACGAGGTTTTGGCCTTGGTACAAAATGTGTAAATTTTTGTCTAGCCATCTTTCAAATTTATATTAAAAGAAACTGAAATTCTAGCTTTTTCATCATAATGCGGTTCAACCATATGTTTTAAATATGAAGGAAAAAGCATTAATAAATTTTCTTCTGGTTTAATTTGATATGTCTCAAAAAAATCAGAATCATCTTGAATAAATCTACCTAAGCTTGCAAAAACTTTTGTATCATCGTTTATAAATTTTAAAGTACCTCCTTTTGTTGAGGCATCAACATAATAAACTCCTGCAAAATGAGAATTAGGATGAACATGTGTATCATTAAAGTCACCCTTATTATTTTTGTTTATCCATAAATTAGAAATTTGAATATACCTTGTATTTATTTTGTAATGGTCAAACATTAACTTACAGACTTTATCTCCTAATGTTTTAAGAATTTTTATATTTTCAATATCTTTTGTTTGAAACCCACCTCTGTTTGAAAAAGATCTTCCATTATTAGATTCTTCACTTAATTTTAATTCACTTAGAATTTCTTTTTTTAATTCTTCATCTTTAAATTTTTCACCAACTATAGATTGAGTAAATATAACTTGTCTAACCATTTTCTTGAGATCGGTCTATTTGTGCGTAACTAATTAAACCTTGTATTGTATTACTCCCTGTAGCTGCTTGAACTGTTATCGCATCTCCTGCTTCTAAATTTAAACCCTGTGGGGTAGCGTTTACTTGTGATTTTGCAGCAAGATCATCCCTAAAAAATTCATACTCTGTACTTGAATCAGAAGAATCCACAAAATTCATATTTACTAATATAGCTGATGACGCATCACTGTTAGAACAATAAACGCTTTTAACAATTACTGTTGCATCCGAAGGACAAGTAAATACAGTTGTCTTACCTGTGCCAGCTTGTTTGAAACCTTGGTTTTTATATCTAATTGTCATGATAAAAAGTAAAGAAAAGCTTCTTGTTCATTTTTTAATTCTTGTTGATACGATGTATTTAACTTATCTTGCATCGTTCGTAAAGACTGAGAAATTTGCCTTTGATTTTCTGTTGAATACTTTGGTGTTGGTTCAGGTATAACAATATCTACTCTAGCCATTACAACCCTGATTGAACACCACCTGGACCACCAGTATAAGGTGTAGAAGTTTTTCCAGCTGATTTTCGAGTAGGTGTTTTTGTTGGTATACTTCCACCACCCATTCCTGTGTCTCTGTCTGTTGATTTTATGTTTGTAATTCTAGGACTTACAATAGTGTTAATAGTTCCTTGTTTATCATCTTGTCCTAAAAATTTCTTTTCTCTTTTTTTATTTAAGAAATCCATTAATGTTTTAGATTGACCTAAATCTGTTTGTCTAATTCTTTGATTAAAATTTTGTATTGCTGCTATTGGATTTACATTTAATAAAGGTGCTATTCCAAAAGCTGCTGATGCAGGGCTTAGTATACCCCTTAATACATTACTTTGAATTGTATTCAAACCTAACTGTCTTGCTGCAAATTTTGCAGCTTGATTTTTAAGAACATTTGTTGCCATATCTTTTAAATCAATACCACCTTCAGGCATAAAATTGTTCAACATACTTTGAGGTTTATCTACAACTGAAAAAGAAGGAACGTAGTTTTCAAAACCTGGTTGTTGCAAAATACCAGCCACACCTACAGGTTCATTTGCCATGGCTACATTATTAGCATAATCTCTTAAAAAAATTTCGTCCATTATCCTCTCATTCCATCTAATTTTACGTCAGCTCTAAAAGTTCCAAAACGCCAATTTTGATCTGTGCCAGTATTAGCTATTTTTAAACTAGCAAATCTAGCTCGAGCTCTTGTATCTACTTTAGCAGTTGTTGAGGTCACTGTAAATGGCCCTAAAGGAGAAGATGCTTCTGTATCAGTTGGAAAATCTCTCAACAAAATAGTGACTTGAGCATCTCCTTGAATAGTTTTAAAATCAGGAACAAATCTACTCATACTCATAAAAAACTCAGCGTTAGTGCCGTCAGGGTTTAAACTAAAATCTCCTGATTCAATGAAAGCAGGTATGGCTGTTTTAGCACCCGTTGAACTAACTTCGTTAACACCTTTTTCATGTTCAAAGTATTTTGTTGATCCGTTAATATTAGTAGCACCTTGTACAGTAGGAAAAGTTGGAACTCCTGTTGATGTAAATTCTGTTGCATATGGGTTTTCAAATAAATTTGCGTCAACCCATGTTGTTCTTGATAACGATCCTGTTACCCAAGTTCCGTCTTGATAATTATAACAAACGTATCTATCATTAAAATCAGATGTAGCTTGTGGATAATACCAACATATTTCTTCATACAAATGATTAAGGCCAACATAAACTGACTCTCCAGCAGAATAATTTACTCCTAAATTACTACCATTTTTAGTTGTAAAGACAAAATCTTCTACTGCACAAGGTAATGATTTAACTGTACCATCAAAGACAAAGAAGCCTCCAGATTCACCCATCCAATAAACTATACCATTGACATATTTCATGGCATGTTGCCCAATACATCCACAATTAGAACCTACTTGTCTGATTGAAAAAGTAAATGGTGGACCAACAAATTGCATTACATAAGCTGCATTGTCTGTTAAAATAAAAGTATAATCTTTACCTTTTATTGCACCTACGATTTTAGTGCCTGAATCTAGTCTGAAAGTTCCTGCTGTATTTACAGAAGTTGGTGTATAATCAGAAATATTTTCTTGATCTGAAAATCTTATAAACATTTTATCTTGTGTTGATTGATCTCCAATTGTTGTTTCCGTTCCTAACATAATTAAATGCCTATCCCTATCTGAAACTAGTGACATAACAGACTTTGTTGGTGCACTTGGTATTATTACTGCTCTAGTGTTTAATGCATTTGAATTAGAATTAATAGGATTCCAAGAAAAAGATTTGCCGTTTTTAATAGTAGCAATAAGTTGTTCACCAAAGTTATCTAATGACCAAGACGCAGGATCTGTTGTCAATGTTTGAGATAATGACTCAATACCCCATCCTGTAAATACCTCCACTCCAGCTCCACTAGA